ACATTACAGAGCTTTCAACTGTTGCTCAACAGATGACAAACAGCGCTGCAATGCGTAGGAACGAGTGGAGAGATTGGGTTGGTATGACTCCGGATCCTGAAATGGATGAAATCATCGTTCTTGAAAACTATCTGCCACAAGGCGAGTTAGGCAATCAGAACAAACTAAATAAGGAAGGAGGAAATGCCAGTGAAGAAACGTAATTCCTACATCGCTACTCAATTTGAGACACGAGAAGAACAAGAATCTGGTGACTTGATTCTGAGTGGCTACTTCATCCGGTTCGATGAAGAAACTGAGCTGTGGCCAGGCTATTTTGAAGTGATCAAACGTGCAGGAGTGGAAGAAGCAATCAAGAATGCTGATATCCGTGCATTGTTTAACCATGATCATAACCTAGTATTAGGGCGCACAGGGAACAGCACAGTGAGTCTCAAAGTTGATGACAAAGGCCTCTATGGTGACATTATCATCAACAGAAATGATCCAGACGCTATGGGAGCCTATGCCCGTGTACAGCGTGGGGATATTGTTGGATGCAGTTTTGGATTTATGCCAATCAAGGTGGACACTATTGAGCGTGAAGATGGTTCTTATCTTGATACCGTGTTAGAGCTTGAAATCTTTGAGGTCAGCCCTTGCACGTTCCCGGCCTATCCACAGACTGAAATTGCTGCACGCAAGAAAGACTTTGAATGTCTGAAACGTGCTAACAGTGAAGCGTTAAATGAACGCAAAATGAAAATTAAGGAGAAATACAATCTATGAACAAAGCATTGATTCTGGGCGCACGTATGCGCACAAAAGCAAATAAGGTTGTTGAATTGGAAGAAGCAATTGAAGAATTGAACAACCGTTCTGCAATTGAAGCAGAAAAACTGGACCGTGCTGAAACTGAAGAAGAAGTTTCAACGGTTGAAAAGAGCCTTGAAGACATCCAAAAAGAATTGGAAGAAAAACAAGCAGAAAAAGCAAAACTTGAAGAAGAAATTGAAGAGCTTCAAAAACAAGTTGATGAAAACAATCGAAAAGCCCCAACTTATCCAGACGGGGAGCAACGTGGAGGAAAGAAATTGAAACAACGTGACGCAATCGCTAAATTCATTCGTACTGGTCAAACTCGTGACATTGAAGGTCTTAAAACAACTGACTCTGGAAGCGCCGCTTTGATCCCAACCGAAGTGTTAAAACCTCACTTCCTTGAAAAAACACGCAATCCACTTTTGGATCTTGTCCAACGTGTTCAAGTAAATAGTGGTTCTGGTAAATATCCAGTTATCAAGAAGACAGACAGCAAAATGGCTTCAACTGATGAATTGAAAGCCAATCCTGAACTTGGAAAACCAAGCATCAGCGAAATTGATTACTCAATCAAGACTTACCGTGGTTACATCCCTGTATCTCAAGAAATGATTGATGATGCAGATTATGACATCATGTCAATCGTAGAAGATGAAGTATTCAATCAAGGTGAAAACACTGAATTGTCATTGGTCGCTACAATCCTCAAATCAGCAACTCAAGCAGACGCTGCTGGATTCGATGGCATCAAGGACATCTACAATAAGAAACTCAAATCAATCTACAAAGCAAGTATTGTTGTAACACAATCAATGTTTGCAGCACTTGATAAAGTGAAAGACAAAAATGGCCGCTACATGCTTCAAACGGATGTTGCATCACCTACAGGCTATTCATTTGGTGGCAAAACAATCTACCCAGTAGATGACACTGTATTTGGAGCTGAAGGAGACATGAAGTTCTTCATTGGTGATGTTTCTGAATTTGTAAAACTCTTTGACCGTTCTCAAGTATCTGTTAAATGGGTGAACAATGACATCTATGGCCAATTGCTTGGTCTCTTCATCCGTTTGGATGTGAAGAAAGTAGATGCTGCTGCTGGATTCTTTGGCACATACACTGATGTTGTAGCATAAGGAGGCATCACATGACCTATACTGTAATCCGTCCATTCAAGGACATGCGTGACAAAGAACAACATGAATATAAAATTGATGATGTATTTCCACGCAAAGGCTATGAACCTGATCAAGAGTTTGTTCAAGGACTCTTGACAGGCTTCAATTCAGCAGGTTCGATTTTTATCACTGATGAAGTAGTGAAGAAAGCTACTAAGAAAGTAGAGGAGGCTGCTGAAGAGGTGGAAACAACTACTGAGGAAGTAGAAGAAACTACTGAAGAAGCGAAAAAAGCTACTGAGGAAGTAGAAGAAGCTACTGAAGAGAAACCAAAGCGCAAGAAAGCAACTAAGAAAGAGGAAGAATAGCATGGACACTGGTCAGTTAGTGGAATTACTTAAAATCAAATTAGGAATTGCTTCAAATTTGCGAGATAAAACACTAGAGAAGATTGTCTCAAGCGTCATCAGCGAATTAACAAACAATCTGGGTGTTGAATTGGTTCCAGATCGTGCTGACCATGAAATGTTCATTGTTGACTTTGCTGCTTATCGCTATGAAGGTGGTGTTGATTTGCCACGTCACCTTCAATGGCGCTTGCACAATCTGCAAATCTCTTCCAAGAAAGAGGTGTGAGATGTGGAATGATGAAATCACATTGATAGGTTTTAAAATTACAGGTAAGGACAAGCTCAAGCAAGATCTGACTGAGAAAGTAAAGACTACAATTTTTTGTAAAAAGAAATCTATTACACGATCCGAATTTTACCAAGCAAATCAGGCTGGCATCCGGCCTAATCTGATTGTTGACATTCACAGTTTTGAATACAACAATCAAGAGTTTGCTGAATTTGGCGGTAAAGAGTACCGGATTTTGAAGACATATCCAATCAACCTCAACATCCTTGAATTGACTTTAGTGGAGAAGATGACATGAGCCAAGATCTAGCCAGTCAAATTGCTAAAGCATTAGCAGAGTATTACACTGAAGTTGAAGAGAAAGTTGACAAGATAGCAGAAGAAACAGCAGAAGAGGCCGTCCAAGAATTAAATACCACAAGCCCAAAAAGTCCAAGGGCAAAAGGTGGTAAGTATGCCAAATCGTGGAAAAAAACAAAGATGGGGAAAGGTAATTTTGTAGTGCATAACAAAAATTACCGCCTCCCACATTTGCTTGAATTTGGCCACTTAAAAAGGAACGGGGGACGGGTTTCCGGCATCGTACACATCAAGCCGGCAGAAGATCACGCTATTGAGAATTTTGAAAAGAAATTGAAGGAGCTTGGAAGATGAAGCTGTCAGAGTTTGCAGAAATTTTGGAACAGGCTGGCCTGCCTGTCACTTACAAGGCATTCAGGGAAGGAAATGTCCCATCGCTGCCTTACCTTGTCTATTTTGAAAGCTTACCATCTATCACAGGGGCAGACAATCAAGCATCATACATGATCCGTGCTGTCACTGTAGAATTGGCATTTGAACGAAAAGATGAGGAGCTAGAAGAACGATTGGAAGAGCTGTGGAATGACCACAATCTCTTTTATGATGTTCAAGAAGAAAATTTTATTGAATCAGAAAGACTGTTTGTGAAGTCTTATGAAGTCTATCTATATTGAGGAGGAAAGAAATGACTGAAAACAAAGTTACATTTGGGCTTGAAAATGTCCATGTGGCACCAATCCAATCAATCAGTGAAGCAGGAGTGATCACTTATGGTCAAGTATTCCGCTTCCCTGGAGCGATGGAATTGACGCTGGACCCTAAAGGGGATTCAGGATCAGTGAAAGCTGATAACATTGATTATTACTTCGTCAACTCAAACGAAGGTTACGAAGGTAAATTCAAAGTCCCACACATCATTGAAGCATTCGCAACAAAAATTTTGGGCGACATCAAAGACTCTACAACAGGAGTGGTTACAGAAAAAGCAGATGCGAAGACAACCAACTTCGCACTTATGTTTGAATTTGCTGGCGATGCTAACAAGACACGCCATGTCATGTATTACTGTTCAGCAAGTCGCCCATCGAGCGGATCAGCTACCAAGAACGGAACCAACGTGAATGAACGTGAATTGAGCTTCAATGCCAGCCCTCGTCCCGGTGACCAAGTTGTGAAACGTTCCATCACATCAGCGGATGATCAAGAAGTTTATAAGAAATGGTTTGAAAAGGTATATGAACCTAATCAAGCTTTGTAATTAAGGAGGCCTTAAATGCGTAAGAGTGTGACCATTAGTGAAAAGGAGTATGAGCTTGTAACCAATGCTTACACTCCTATCGCTTATAAGAGTGAGTTTGGGAAAGATTTCTTCCAAGATCTTTTTGGAATGATCTCAAACCAGAATATCATGCAAATGGCTGAGAACGACAACAATGAAGTTGACATCAACATGCTAGCCAATTTTGACATGACATTCTTCAATCGCCTTTTTTGGGTTTTCACAAAATCAGGAAATCCACACATCAAGCCTTATGAACAATTTTTCATGGAAATGGAAGAATTTCCTTTGCAGGACATTGCTCCAATTCTAATGGAAATGATCAATGAGACGATGACGTCAAAAAAAAACCAGATGAGTCAGAATCAGCCAGTGATGAAATCTTTACAGTAGAATCTTATCTCTCCTGTTGTAAAGAAACTGGTCTTACAATTGATGATCTGAAGCACATTTCAATTGGAATGGCTCTGGATTATCAAACAGATTATGTGAATTTGCGTACTGAGAACAAATCAGAAACACGCAAGGCCACACAGTCAGATTTTGACTCATTTTAGTCTGAAACAGAGTGCTGAGAGGAAGAATCTGAGGTCAAGTTCATCGAATAGATGGACGATTGGCCACAAGAAGCCTTTAGGCGCTCTTTATATTTTTATACGAAAGGAGGAAACATGGCCGGTAATATTAAAGGGATAAAAATTGAAATTGGCGGTGACACACAGCCCCTTCAAAATGCCCTAAAAAAAGTAAATTCTGCCTCTATTGAAGCAGCAAAAGAATTGAAGAGCATTGACAAGGCTCTGAAATTTGACACAGGTAATGTGACTCTATTGGCTCAAAAGCAAGAAGTCCTTCAAAAGCAAGTCTCAACTACCAAGGAAAAACTGGAAACATTGAGACAGGCACAAGCACAAGTTGAAGCTCAATTCAAGAGCGGTGACATTGGCGCTGATCAATACCGTGCATTTCAACGGGAAGTAGTCCAAACAGAGAACATCCTAAAAGGCTATGAGAACAAGCTTGAAAATGTCAATAAGGCATTGGACGGAAATGGGAATGCCACAAAATCCAACCGTGAACAACTGAAAGAGCTTCAAAACGAGCAACAGCGCCTTGCAAGTGAAGGTGACAAAGTTGTCAGCTCATTCAAGTTACAAGAAAGCCAAATGGGTTCAAATGCTAGTGAAGCAGATAAGCTGGCACTTGCTGAACAAAAGATTGGGAAGCAAAGCGAGATTGTCGCCCAACAGGTCGAGAATCTTGAGAAACAGCTTGCTCTTGCAAAACAAGAGTATGGCGAGAACTCAACAGAAGTCAATAAGCTAGAAACTCAACTGAATGAGTCCAAGGCTGCCTTCAACGGGCTTGCCAATGAAATGGAAAATCTTGGTGAGTCAGGCAAGAAAGCCAGTAGCGGTCTAGAAGAGACAAATAAGCTTCTGAAAGCTGAGTTACTGAATCAATTCTCTGAGAAGCTATCTGAGATCAGTCAAAAGTTGGTTGATTTTGGGAAGAGCGCTCTAGATGCATTCCGGGAAATTGATGAGGGAATGGACACTATTGTCACAAAAACTGGTGCCAGCGGTAAGTCTCTTGAGCAGATGCAAGGAATTGCTAATGGGATAGCCACTGAAATGCCTACTGATTTCAGCAAAATCGGGAATGCAGTCGGTGAAGTTAACACTCAATTTGGTCTGACAGGGGACGCACTCAAAACCACATCTGTTGACATGCTCAAGTTTGCAGAGATCAACGGATCTGACATCACGAATGCAACAATTCAGTCTAAACAAGCCTTGGAAGCTTACGGATATTCTGTTGACTATCTTTCTGATGTATTGGATAGCACTACCTATGTGGCACAATCCACAGGGGTTTCTGTTGATGACTTGATGAAGAAAGCAACAGATGGAGCACCACAAATCAAGATGCTTGGCCTTGAATTTGATGAAGCTGTCACATTGATTGGTCAACTTGAACAGCATGGGGTTGATT